CTAGCTGTCTCGTAGCTTCTCCGTCCAGATCACCCGCCTAAATCGTACTACTAGGAGATGCGGCGAGCTCTGGCTGACAATAGTTATTAGCGCCACTACTGCCTGGGCTTGTTCGGTTGTTCAAGACTCTGTTTTTTCAGCCTTCACTTTGTAGCAAAGCATATACCATTTGTCCCGTAACTTGGCGATTTGCCTTTCTTGGATTTCCTTGGTGATGTACCTAGGCGTCTCGTAGGCTTCCACGGCCATAATACGTTCAACGGTGCCTTCCGGCAAAACAGCCATCACATCGGCCATAGGCACGCCCATCTGGCGTACACCCATAAGCTGTGCAGCAATGTCAGCTTTGCTTTTGCACACGTCTGCTGCGGCTGTGGTTGATAGGGCCATTAGAATGGCTAGAATTAGGGCTGTTAGTGTTTTCATTTTGCTTTCCTTACTGTGGGGTTAGAGGTCCGAGCCATTTAAAAGAGCTTCTGCACCCTGCCTTGCAAGATTGGCAATTAGCTCAAATAATTTAACTTGGTCTGTCGCGGCCATTTCAAATGTAATCATTGCGGGGTTAGACAAAATACCCTGCATTGCTCGTGCCTCAAAATACTCTCGCTTAGTCAGGCCCACAGGCGCAGCTTCTACATAAGACTGCCATTCCTGCGGCATTGCTGGGCTATTACCGTTATCTGTGCTCATTTCGCTTTCCTTTTTATTGTGTAAAGCCTTCCGTTGATGACATACCCGCTGTTCATAACCCTGTGCAACGTAGACGGGTCAACTCCTAGTGCTGACGCCGCGTGGGTGACGTTGCCAGCGTGCCGGGTTGTTATGTACTCCCAGACTGGGGTTGATTGGGTCATGCTTGCCCCGGCATCTTTTCAGACAAAAAGAAAACAGTGTTTTTATTCTTTGCAGTCTGGCCCGTTATTTTCGCATCTGAGATTGCGCCATTACATAGACTTCCAGCAACTACCGTGGATGATCCCGTCCGATAAAAATCATTAAGCGCCTTGGCGATAACCTCCAGCGCCTCACTTTTACCTATGCCACACGATCCCCTAACCTCTACCTCTATCACGTTAACCTTATCTCTCATTTCTCATAATCTCCACGCACCTGTTTCAGGGTTATGAATTTTATTAGATTTTTTTACTGCTGCCACTTGATTATCCATAATAATTCATTACTCGGTGACGTAGTTGATGATTGGCCCCGAAGGGCCTTGTTATTGTTTATGACAGAACTTCGGTAAGTCGACCGTAATGCTCAACAGGGTTCCCGTTCTCGTCGTGTGCATGGACCGTCATCATCTCGCCCAGAAAGTCGTCAGCGTGCTGGCCGTCCAATGTGCTGTCGTCGATGGTGCCGGTGGTGTCGTCGTTGATTACTACGTTGTATGTGGCCATGTTTGTATTCCTTTCGTGTGGTTGGTGTCTCTCTATGACTCAACAATAACACACTACCGCAGCATTGCAACACCCTAGACACAAAAAAACCCACTATTTAGCAGGTCATTGTAAAGCGTCGATTTTTTAGCCAAAGCCTTCAATCCGAGCAACGCGTGCGCCAAAGTCGATAGATGTAGTTTCAATACAGCGGCATTGTATGGTTTCCTCACCCGGCGCACCCAACGTAGAATCCCCCGGATAGAGCATCTGGTAGCCGCCAACATCAAACGGCGCATTGCCCTGGCGCTTCTGGCCGTCTGCCCTAGCGTGCGTCTCTCGCGTGCGTGCGTCACCGCTTGAGTCCCACTCCCGCGTCACGTCATCGTCTACAACTTCGCCCGCTTCGGTAGCCTGGAGCAATGCTTCGTGATGGCCTGCCCGCAGTGCGTCTATAGATTCGGTACGCGCTATTACGTCACCGCGATATTTCAGCGTACGGCTCTGTAGTGCTGTTATCGCACGTTGAATCTGCACAGCGGTCAGTGGCTTGCCGGATTTGTTGGCCCGCTTGACCATTGCATCGAATCGTTTGTTTCTCAGTTTGCGGCTAAGGTAATCCGTTCCTTTCGTGAGATGTACAAACTCTAGTTCCAGCCGCGCATCGCTTACCCATCTTGCCTGTTGCTCAGTCAACCCAATGAACCCACCTTCACGCCGCCCGGTTACGCGGTTTTTTCTGCCCACAAGATCAAGCGCCGACTGCCTGGGGTTAACGCCCTCAGATAACCTGGCGGTAAGCTGCTGGCGGACCATCTCACGTTGGCCTTCCGTAATCTCAACAATCAAGCTGGATGAGTTCTGCCGTAGCCACTGCTCAGCGCGGGTGTTGCGGACATTGAACGCAAACGCAAACGACACATCACTGCCGGGCGCAGGAACACGGCCAACTTGACTTGCCGCAGTATCGCCACCTTTGCGGTAGGCGTTCTGAATGGCCTGCTCAATGGACCCGAGCGACGCCTCACTAATTCCGATTGCCGTTAGTACACCATCAATATCACCCACGGCAATACGGTCGATCAGATCCTTAATGACGGCATCGTTTTTTAGCTTAGCAACAGAGTCAGAGAACGCCTTGCGAAAAGCCGCCTCCTGCTCTTTTGTGATGCCGTTTAATTTGACGGTTGCCATTAGGCTGACAAGTCCAGTTCGTACAGCACAGCAACGCCTGCGGGGGCTAGGGTGCGAACTTTAGTGATGCTTATCCAATCACTGCCAGAGGTCGCTTGGCTTCTTGTAATGCCTACCGCAACATCATCTGCTTTCTTTGGAGCAAACCCCGGTGTCGCGGCCATAGTCAGGGTTCGATTTATGGTTTCAACGTACGTGCCATCTGCGGCCATAACGCGACGGTTGTCTTCAAGTATGCTTACTGTTGTATAGGAGTGTGACGTTACCGGATCCCAAGGGTCACCGCCGCTTCCAGACTGCTGGCGGATGGTTGCGGGGTAGCCTTCATCGGTCAACGCAACCGACTTGATAGCGGCGTTTACTTCGGCGGCGATCTCTGCCCAGTTTATGCTCACGATACGATCAACGCGGCAGGTAGGTCATCCGGTGTCAAGATAGATGACAGAAGATTGTCAATTGCTGTGACCGTTGGCGATGAGGACCTGTCGCCCTTGTTGCTTCCAATATACGTGAAAGATATTGATTGCACTTTTGTCAACACTTTCTGCTCTGACTCGGTAAATGTCTTAGCAAAAAATCCCGGTGTTTGCAGTTCAAGAAGTGTTGCCTCATAAGATGCGCTGACCACGCGTACCGGAACAGAACTATCAGGGATTGAATTGCCAAAGCGATCAATGGCGCTTTTACGGGGCCATGATCGCTCCTGATCTATGCCGCCTGTGGGTTGGCCGGGGAACCGCTGGTAATAATGGCCGTCAAGATACACAGACCCACGCAAGCGGGCAGCGGCTACAGTGCCAGCGGGTATCTCTAGGCCGTTGGCTTCAATGTAGTCTGCAAAGCCGATATCTGTGCCGTAGCCGGGCATACGTTACCCCTTGTTAAATTTGGATTGATTCTTGGCAGGTTTTGGAATGATTGGCACGGTAATTATTACACCCATATCGGCGAAATCTTTGATCTGCGCTTCGCTTAATTGCAAGGCGTTTTCAAGAATGACAGAAGCCCCGGCTCTTACGGTTTGCGTTCCACCGAAGACTCGTATGGCCTTGTCACGTGATGAGTTATTTTTAACCTGGTACGCTGACATTGTGACGCTCCTAAAAAAGCGAGGCCGTAGCCCCGCCTATTCATTCAGTTTAAGCGTTAGACACGCCACGACGCAACACACGAGGAGCACAGCACAGGAAAAGCGGGTAGCTGTAAATCTCGCCGCGAGTAAAGGCTTGGCGATCCCTGTCAGGAATGTTCAGGCCGTATGTGTCTACGCCCAAAGTATTAACAAAGGGACCAAACTCCGCAGGCGCAATGGCTTGCTTGAAAACGCCTTCTGCGCCGATTGGAAAGAACTTGGCTTCAGTCGGTGCGATTGCAACGGCTGAGTTATCATCAGTTCCACGGTAGTTGTGGAAGGTGATGCCGCCGAATGTGAAGGCTTGAAAAGCATTACCCTGGCGAAGGTCACCCGCAGCGGCATAGCCAAGGAAGGTATCACGCACTTTCGGGTGGTTAATCAGCAAGTCGTAGAACGTGTCACCGACAAGCGCGTGCACGGTTGTTGCTGTAGTAAAAGCACCCTTAGCAGAGCGAGCCATCGCACGGACGACGCCGTTACAAACGCCGCGCACGTCGGTGGCGTTGGTGGTCAGCGCAAAGTTAATGGCCGCTGTTTCCGCCTCACCGAATTGGTCGAAATAATTGTAAATCACGCTTGAACCGTCAGCGTCCAGCAACTTGCCCTGCAATGCGCCCAAGCGGTGAAACTCCTGGGTCAGCTCTACGTCTGCGCGGGTGCGTGCAAACCGTCGCAAGAACTCGGCTTGTACCTGCATCAGCTCAGTCTCAGAACCAAACGCACGAATGCCTTGGATTTCTTCAGCGTAAAGCGTGAAGCCCTTGGCCAGCCGGACAGTGCGCAGTGGCACCGCATCGCGGTCGTCTTCTTTGAGCTCAGACGTTGCGCCACCGATAGGGCTAGTCGGGATGAGGTTGAGAACGCCATCGCGACGGTCTACAAAAATTGTCCGGGTGCGGACGGGCATAGGCTCAAATAGGCCAAGCTCGCCTAGAAGTTGAGGTTTGAAATCCATTTTGTTACTGACACCTGTCAAAGATGTCATCGAAAAAGCACTGTTATTGAAAACGTTCATTGAAGCCATGATTTTTTCCTTTATCGACGAACGATGATGCCGAGTGCCTTTAGGGCAAGGTTGGATGCGATGATTTGGGCGGAGTCTGCACCAACCTCATAGGTCAGTTCGTGACCATTAAGCTCGGCATCGCGTGCAAAGTTAACGCTTGCATAATCAACGCCCGAGGCAGTGGTGTTCACGATGGTTTCAAATAGTACGCCCGCCTCGTTCTGCGATCCGTTAGTTGCCGCGACATTGTGACGCACAAACTTTCCAGTGGCGGTAATCTTGCCTAAGACAGTGCCGGCAGATAGGGTGGTGTCTGCGGGAACGGTCACGGTTACGTCATCGCGTGATCGGAAGCCGTTAGACTCGCTGACAATAAACGACGCTGTTGCTTGGCGTTTCTGTAGAGTTGCCATTCTTTACGCTCCCTTCTTCATTTTGATGCCAGCAGAGGCAAAAGTGGAATCGCTCCAACTACCTGCGCCGTCGTTGGATTGGACTTGGCCAATGTTGCGCAGCGGGTCAGTGGTGGTTGCTGAGTCTTCTGCTAAGATGTCAAAGCGTGCGTCGATGTACGCCGCTGATTTATCCTTGACTGCTGAATCACCCAGCTTGGCCACAACGGTAGCTTTGCGAATATCTGCATCGCTTAGGCCAGCAATAGCCAGGTCTTTTGCAATCAACTTTGCCTTGCCGATCAGCTCAGCGCGATCCATTACCCGCTTATCTACTTCGTCTTCATCCATCATTTTGTCTTTCAAGTCGTCGATCTCAGCCTGCATCCGACCCATCATCGCGTCCATTTCCATCTTCATATCATAACGGTCGCTGATTAACTTGGCCTCGGCGTCGGCCATTTTTACTTTAAACGCTTCAATCGCCGGGGCGTCGGTAGCGGCAACTTGCACCGCCTTGTCGCCCAGAACCACTGTTAACATAGTCATGGCTGATCCTTTAATTTTCTGGTCGTGGTT